TCATTAACAAGACCAACTAATTCATTCCACTCAGGTCTTTTAATAATATCAATAAATTCATAATCTCTAAATTGCATTTCAGGACTATATTCCTGAACAGAAATTCCACCAGTAGTTTCGATATCTTCTTCTTCTACTACTTCTTCTTCCTCAATATAATCCTCAATAGTTGGTAAATTCTCATCAACTATCTTATCTTCTAATGAAGGTAAATTTGGTTTTTCGTATATTACTTTCTCTTCTAAATCTACGACATACTCTTCAACAGAAGGTAATTCTTCTACAACTTTCTCTTCTGTTATAAATTCATCGACTGATGGCAATTCTACGGTATTCTCCGTAAAATCATCCAACGACGGCAATTCGTCTTTCGGCATTTTATGAGTATGTTAATACTTCAGGATTTCTCTCCTCTTTTTATTTATTCTGTTCCTTCACTCCATTTTTTAATAACTTAGCTAGTTCTGCTGTGGAACCAACAAAGAGTGCATTATTAACTGTATTTGGTCCTTTTTGAGGACTATCTTCCTCAACATCTTTTAGTTTCTTCTGAAGATCCATTAACTTATCAGTTGCATCAGAAACACTCTTAATCAACTGTCCTGCGACCTCATATGCCCTTGGCATCTCACTATCCTGTGCAAGTTCAAGAATACCATTAATTGCTTCCTGACCCTTTTCTATGATGCTATAAAGATTACCACGAGTATACTCATAGTCTTTAGTTATATCATCTTTAGTGAATCTATCTGGTCTGTTTATACCAACATTACTAACATTAGTAAGTTGGTCTTTTCTAGTAGTGCAACCTCCTTCTGGAGTATCACTTACTTCAGAAGGTGTTATATTAAAAGCATCATCTAAGTTATTTTTCACTTTAATCTCCAGTTAATGATCCACTAAATCCAAAGTCATCACCGTCCTCTACCAATGCATTATCAGCAGATGTAATAGACTTAACATCTGTTCCTCGAACATGTGGAACCTTAGTAGTCTTATCTTGACCTCTCTTAACAGTCAACTTATTACCATCAACTGCTTTAACATATAATTCTTCTCCACCCACATCAATATAAACACTTGTTGATCCAGAAGATGCTGTAACAGAAGCACCATCCTCAACTTCAAATGTAGTTTGAGTAGCAGTGATATCTTGTGCCAAGTTAGTAAGAACAGTTCCATCATAGTTCTGAATTGCTCTAGGAACAACAGAGTATGTAAGATTGCGTTGTGCATTGGATGTATCTGTCCCAGTAAGATAGTTGACTGTAGACTTGGTAATAATATCCTTGGAAGCATCAGAAACAGGACCAAAGAGGTAGGTCTTAGCAGTAAATCTTAAAGTATAAAGAAGAACTCTTCTAGACTCAAAATCTCCTTCATAATCATCCTGCATAGTAATATTTTCTAAAACAATAGGAATATCTCTTTTCTCATTAATACTACCTACTAAATTTACCGTTAAATTATATGATGGTTGAAAATATGGTAATATTTGTTCTACTATTTGTAAGGCATCATCATTCAATTTAGTCATAACAGCAAGTTCAAATTGCATGTTATAAGGAACAGGCATATATGCTTTTTTCTCATCTGGAGTATCTGAATCTGGATTTTGAATTATAATTTTCTGAGTTGTAGTTACCTTTCTAGAAGGATCATATGTTAAACCAGTAAACTCAAAAGACATCCTTGGTAATGATAAGGATGTTGCTTTATTAAGATCTGGTGACTGAGTTAATCTTGCCAAAAACTTTTGAGTAGGTCCATATGCAAGAGGAACTCTAATTATACTAGCGTCAGTATCTCCACCACTTTGTTTAATGGATATACTATTAAACAGAGTTCCAAAACCAATAATGGTTCTTCTCAAGATTTCGTTATAAAAATATTCAAACATTGTTATAGTCCTAGTATCTTATATTTAGGGAATACCGAATGGGTTCTGTTCACTGAAGTCTAAAATATCATCTGCAGCAGATTCTATATTGACATTATCAGCAAATCCATCATCTGGGGGATCTTCACTAACAACTCTTAAAGAGTGAACAGCACCAGAACTTCCACCAGTTATATTTTCTCCAATACTAAACATTCCAGAGACATTTGCCACCTCTAAAATATTTGTAGTTGCATTCCAAGTTCTTACTCTACCTTTCACACCAGTTATAGATCCTGTTACAATTTCATTAAACTTGAAGTTACCACTATTGTCAAGTGAAGGATCACCAATAGTAATAGTTGGAGTGGAAGTATATCCAGCACCAGCATTAACAATATGAAGATGACTGATAGTTCCAGCAGCACTTACAACAGCTTCAACAGTAGCAGTGGTTCCTACTCCTACATTAGGTGCAGAGACCGTTACAGTAGGTGCTGTAGTGTATCCAGAACCCCCTGAAGTGATAGTAACTATACCTATGGTATTATCACCTATAAATGCTGTTCCTGCTGCTCCAGACCCTCCAGAACCACTTATTTGGATTGTTGGTGCTAAAGTATATCCAGCACCTGGATTTGTAATTACAACCTGTTGAACAGATTTTAAATTATTACTTATATTTAAATTACATACGTTAATTCCACTGATCATAGTAGCAGTGAGAATACCAGTTACTCCTCCTGAAGGAGCAGAACTTACTCCAATAGTTGGAATAGCACTATAACCACCACCTCTATTGCTTATGTTAATAAGTCTAATAGCACCATCTGTAGTATAACCAACTACAGCACTAGCAGTTGCACCAGTGCCAACTAAAGTTAGTGTTTGAGAAGATCCAAGTAATGTTGATAGACCATCTTCAGAAGTTCCATCTGCATTATCACCGATTAATGTATCATCAATCTCAGAAACTCCAGTATCAATAACCTCATCCTCGTAACGGAAGAGTTCACACTTAAGAGTATAAACGTAATTCTTTTTTAACTGATAGAATGGTTTTTCATGCTCAACATATTTGATTTCAAATAAACGATCACCTAGTGGAAAATAAACTAAATCACCCTCTTTAGGTCGGGTAGTTAACTTTACATTAGATTCGTTTTTAAGTAATGGTTGGATATATGTTTCCCATCTTTCTCTAGAAATAACAAGAGTTACTTCATTAGTTTGCTCAATACCAAACTTTGAAAGTAAAGTTGGATTATCTGCATATCCATCAAAATTATCTACATATGCTTCAAGTGGATAAGAATCATCAAATACTGATTGAACCACTTCCCTCAATATAGTCTTCTCATTCATATATTTACGAGGAAGATAATGTATCTCAACACCATACATCCTCAACTGTTCGTTGATTAAATCTTGAACTAGATTCTGTTCCGAATTAGATCCTTGTTGGAAAAATGGATTGAGCATAATCTATCCTATCATATCCAACGGTGGAAGTTCATAAGTGTTGGACATTTGTTCTCTAATAATTTCCAAATCTTTTTCTGCGTCATCATATATTTGTCTTCCATTCATTTCAATTCCACCAGGTAATTTAACACCTTGGAACTTTAATAAATTTTGCCCCCACTGTTTCTTTATGAGAGCAGTAGCATATCTCTTCAAGAATGAATCATTCCACACTCTAGTATAATCATTTGGATTCATAAGTCTAAAACATTCAAGAACAATAAATTCATCAACTTCACATGCTGACCAATCAATATCAAGATACAATCTATCTTGTCTCTGATTAAACCTAATCTGTTTACGTGTGGTTAATAGATAATCAATATCAGACAAATATGTCTGTGTCATTGCATAACTTAAAAGTCCATTATATCCAAGATTAAAAGCAATATCATTTAAGAATAATTGATATTTAATACTAAACATATTATTTGATATTGCATTACTTCCACCAAAACGGAATATTTTTTCTACACCAATAACAGATGATGGAACTGGTATATAATTACTATTTTCATACCACTCAAAGTCTGATTCTGTTCCTGCAATATCTGCTGTTACAGTTTCTGTTGTTATTCCTGTTCTTTTCTTTCCTGTTAAAACAGATGCTCTTCCCCTATCAATATCAGCTTGAGTTATTTGATACTTAAGATATGTTCTAACTACACCATCAAAATGCCTTTCATGGAAATATTGAATAGCATCGTCAATCCTATCTTCGCATTGTTCGTCAGCGACATTAATCTCCAGCACTGGAGCACCTAATTGCCTTAAGCAATACTGTTTAAATTCGGATCTACTTCCTGGTTGTGCCATTTATACTCTACCTCTATTATATTTAGGGTGCGGAAGCAATTCCAGCATGAACTAATATATTTCCATTTACTATATTGTAAATTGTTGCTCCAGAACTTACTAGAACATTGTATTCATATCTACCTTCAGATAGATCTCTTGTAGCAGTGGATCCCATTGATATATCAAATATTCCACCACCAGCACTACTAAACCCTACGGTAAAGGTTCCTGAAGGTGTTGTAGTTGCACCAATTCCTGCACTTTTCTGCATTTGAGAAGATCCAGTCCAGACCGAAGTTGTTGTCAGTCCTTGGAAATCAAAAGCAACATCAGAAGTATCAACTACATTAAAAGTAGCCTTAAAATCTGCACCAGTATAAAGTGCTAAATTAGCAGCATATGGAACTCCTGCATTTGGATCAAATGTCAGATTTTTACTTGCCATTGACTAATTCCTTTAGTAGAGATTTGATTTCACCAATTTCACCTTTTAAACTAGCAAGATCGTTTTCCATAGATTCGACTCTTTCGTTTCTTGATAATTTTGCTTTTCTAGCAGAAGTATAATGAGTATAATCTAGAGAATTTACATTAACTATGGTATTTGTGGCAGGATCTCTTGCAAGATCAGCATGTCCTTCAATGTTGTAATGTTCCATACTATGCTAGTGCCATTACTCTCAAATCTTTAATTCTAGGGACATATACCTGACTATTTCCTGTCAATAGAAGTTTAATTCTATAGTATCTAAATGCAGGTAAATTGTCAGCAGTGAAAGTATAATCACTGAAGTTTGCTGTCTCTATGAAACTATACTGATTGATTTTAGGAACAAACTTATCAGACTGACCATCACTATCTTGAGCATTAATTACTTCACCTCTATTGTTTAGATTATTAAATCCAGGGAAAGGTGTGAAAATTGGTTCAAATGATTGTTTATCACCAATAGCATAGAATGCTCTGACGTTTGCATCAGTATGAATATGTGCAGCTAATACGACCTTAATAGAAGTAGCTGGATTTTCCAATCTTATTTCCTTACTTAGATACTGACAAGCAGTAGGATCTTCAAGAAGAGTTTTTACTCTTCTATCTGTTGCATAATCACTAATAACATTATCAACTCTATTAGATACGAGAATTGTGCTAACTCTTTGAGCATCTAATACAGGAGTTAACTTAGTATTAGTAGTGTTTAAACTTACTCTTATTTGTAATGACTTATTACCCTCAATATTATCTAATCTTTCATCCTCATTAACTTTTGAGTAAATTGCTCTAGAACTAGTAAGGTAGTTTGTTTCACCGATAGTTATAGATTCAAACCCTTGA